TACTAGCCCAATTACCTTGATCAGTTAACCGCAACGTAGAAAGACTAGTCCAATCAATATAATTGTCTGTAGTTTGTAAATCTAAACTAGGATTAAAAATCATTGCTATTTGTTCAATGATTTGTAATTTTTGATCAGTGTTGCTGGCCCATATGTCAGCGGCAAGTGTTAATTTATATGGGCTTGGCATGATACGTTCTACCGTATAATTGTTGCCTTGTTGATTAATTAAATTACCAAATTGATCAACATCGCGTTCACGAATATTAACACTACTGACAAATGATGGATCTTGTAATCGTGATTGGTCGTATCTAAAATCTTTAATATAGCAAGCAATAAACGGCGCACTAGGTACAACACTCTCACTGTTCTTTTTAAGTATTTGTGCTACCTGACGATTAACATCACCGTAGCGTACTGGTATTTGTGTCAATTTGCCTGTGGCATCTTTATAGGCAAAATTGCTCATTAGTCGCATAAATTGTGTGATGTATCGGCGCAGTTGACCGTCGTAAAAATAATTCATTATTGATCTGCCTTAGGTTTCAATGCCTTGCTTAATGCTTGACGTTCCTGTATAACCTGCCCACCAATTGTAGCAGTATTTGTATTGTTAATGAACGTGGTCTTCTGATTAAGTTTAATATTTTTATTATAGAATGTACCAGTGGATGTATTTTCTGAACCAAAATTGTTCATGGTCATTCTAACATCAGTATCATACAACAGCCAATGACTTCCGTCAAATCTGTACAACGCATTGGGCATATAGTCAGTTCTTAAAAAGAATTGACCAATAATGGGTGTCGCAGGAAATACAATACCTTGACCAAACGGTGCTCCGTTGGGCGGTATTCCTGTACCGGTATCGTAGCCTACATACATTCTACTATCAGGTGTTTGTAAAACAATACTAGCATCAAATCCTAGTTCATCTATACTAGCATCAAATTGAGTCAATGAAGTATCTACAATGTCTAATGTACCGTCAGCACGTTTAGGCAGAACGTAAAAACCTGTTGTATCATAACCGTTTTTGGGAGCATCTGCTTCTGCTTGGGCAATGATTTGATTATTGATTTCAATATTTTGATTGTAAGTGCTTAACATATCCCTTAAGGTGCTGCCATCGCCATTGCCACTATCTTGATCAAATATTTGTTTGTATTCTTGACTGTCAACCAACGGAGCACATTTGGCTCTAATTAAGTGTGGATACCATGTAGGGCTAAAACCTGCGGCAGGACGGGTGACATCCTGAACAACGTAAAATCTTTTTAATGCCACAAAACTATCATCTAAAGCATACTCGTCTTTTAAGTGAGGTAGCTCTAAAACATCACCAGCCATTAGTTTACGACTTAACGAATCATAACTGCCACGTAGATGGAAATACAACATGATGTTGTCATTTTGTAGGAACATGCCAAACTGTGTTAGATTAAAATCTAAATCCTGCATCTGATAAATGCCACGAATGACATAAACATTGGGATCGTAATTACGGTCTCTGTTTTCCATTAACAGTACATCTTGAATACCCAATTCTGGCACTGTATTAGCACTGGTGTTGGGAGTTGCGGGCGAAGCCTCGCCGCCAACTTGATCGGGGCTTACAGGTCCTAGATATTTGTGAACATAGATATCTGTGCCACCCACTTGAAATTCTTCGTGGATGATTTTATCTAAAAACTTGAAATCGTTGCCCTTCTCAGGACGGTATAGGCTTAGTCTTGGCATACACCTATTTAGCTAAATATTAGCATGGATAACTACAGCAAAGATACTGAAAACGCCCGTCAACAAGTTGTCGACTACATCAAAGCCTTCCTAGGCGATGGTATGGTTGATGTTGAATTAGACCCTATACATTACAATACAGCAATCGATCGTGCTCTGGCCAAATATCGTCAACGTAGTAGCAATGCTGTAGAAGAAAGTTATGGATTTTTAACTCTGCTAGTCGACACAAACGACTATGTAATGCCTAAAGATGTTATCAGTATTCGTCAACTTTTTAGACGTAGTATTGGTTCGCGTTCAGGCGGCGGAGCTGGCGGTAGTTTATTTGAACCGTTTAACCTAGCTTATTCTAATACCTATTTGTTGGCTAGTACTAACATGGGCGGTTTAGCAACATACTATGCTTTTGCTTCTTACCAAAAACAAGTGGGTAAGATGTTTGGTAGTGACATTAACTTTGTGTTCAATAATACCAGTAAAGTGTTAACTGTACAACAACGCCCGTATGCTGAAGAAGAAATCCTAGTTTGGATGTACAATTATCGCCCAGATTTTACTTTATTGGCTGATACTTATGCTGGACAGTGGATCAAAGACTACAGCCTAGCCAATGCCAAAGTTATATTAGGTGAAGCTCGTGAAAAGTTTGCCACTATTTCCAGCCCACAAGGCGGTGTTCAATTAAATGGACAACAACTAAAAGCCGAGGGCAAAGCAGAAATGCAAGAATTAGAAATGGATCTAATTAACTACAAAGAAGGATCAACACCGTTGACATGGGTGACTGGTTAATGTTAAACTAGTTCAATGCGAGCCATTGAAGTATTTTATCACATTTTTATTCCCGCCGATATCCGTGCTACCATGTGGACATGGTATGTGGATCAGCAATTACAACTTATCAAACAATCCAAACTGCCCGAAGTAGCCGAAATTAATTTGGCTATTACCATGCCGCGGAATTGGAGTCAAATAGTCATGCCATTTAGGCCTAATGGTGATGATCAAACTAACATAACATTTGAACAGAAAGTTCGAGAATATATCAATACCAGATTTCCTTGGGCAAACATTATTGATGTACGAGATATTGATCCGAACATTTTTGAAGGTCAAACACTGGAATTAATTTGGGAACATGCCCAACATTATGACTTTGATATCTGTTATATACACAGTAAGGGTGTTGTCAGTGCCAGTCCTAGTGTGGGCAATTGGCGTGAAATCTTAAATCATTATTGTATCACAGAATGGCCCACTTGTATTAAATTATTAGAACAAGCTGATGCTGTGGGTGTAAAAGATAAGAAAAGTTTAGATTTTACCTTTAGTGGAAACTTTTGGTGGAGTAAGTCTGAACACATTCGTACCTTACCTGATCCAATTGATTCAACTGTATATACAACCAATCCTGAATTATACCCTAACGGGCCTGGTTATAGGTATGCGTTTGAATATTGGGTAAGATCTAATAATCCCAAAGTGGAATATATTGCGGACACAGAAACTGATCACTTTAACGAATATTGTTTTTTGGAAGATTTGTTAAAGAAAAATCGTTGACGGTTTAACGAAATTGTAATAAACTTTAAGCACTGGAGATACTGTATGATTATTGGCTTCGTAGGTTTGATTGGTTCTGGCAAAGATACTGCCGCAGATTTTTTAGTAAATTCACATGGGTTTAGGCGAGATAGTTTTGCTAACACACTTAAAGATGCTGTGGCCAATGTATTTGGTTGGGATAGGACACTATTAGAAGGCCGCACAAAACAAGCCCGTGAATGGCGTGAACAACTGGATATTTGGTGGAGTGAACGTTTGAATATGCCCTTACTAACTCCGCGATGGGTGCTACAACATTGGGGCACTGAAGTTTGTCGTCAAGGATTTCACGATGATATTTGGATTGCCAGTTTAGAAAATAAACTACGTACCACTAAAGATAACATTGTTATCAGTGATGTTAGATTTCCTAATGAAATTAAAGCCATTCACAATGCTGGCGGCATAGTTGTTCGTATTAAACGTGGAGATGATCCCGAGTGGTTTGAAGCCGCAGCCAGTGTGAATCGCGGACCTGAAGGAAATACATCATGGGCTTTGAGTAGAACAAAGATGGAAAAATTAAAAATTCACGACAGCGAAACTGCTTGGGTTGGCTACAAGACTGATTACATTGTAAGTAATGATGGCTCTATTGATGAGCTTTATACGCAGATAGAGGACATTGTTAAAAATCAGGCCGCAGATCCCCTTGTCTCCATTTAACTCCTTCTTTTTGTAGTGTGCGTTGACAGTTAGCGCACACTGTCTTTAAATTTGTATAACGGTTGTTGGTTAAATTCCCATCAACGTAAAATACATCAAACTGTTCAATATACTTGCTAGTGTATCCACACTTGTCGCAAGTACTTTTCTTTTTATATCCTGCTAATGCCCATAGCGGATCGCCATCTTTGCGTCCTCGACTACAATGATCGCATTTTGATCTATAAAATGCCTTACCTTCCTTGTAGTAGTTCACGGCTACTGGTCGTTGACGACATATTTTACATAAACTTCTCATACCCCGCCCTTTTTGTGCCCTTTTATCGTGGTATTTAACCCTTAATTTTTTGGTTTGGCTGCTAAATAAAACAAAGTAATCCATTAAGGAG